ATGAATTCCAATGTGAGGTCAGAGATGACCAAGCAGACTTCTTCGGAGGTCTAGCGGTAGGGGCTATCGTTCAAGCAGGTAAGTCTTTTAAACTAAACTGTCCACTGGATGGTGAATATAAGGTAGGTGAAACGTGGCAACAAACACACTAGGAACAAAAGTAACATACTTAAAAAATGATACAGTTAAATTAGTGATGGATATGGATGATTATAAAACATTACTACAAGGAAACATTGACCTAAAAAGTGCAACTGAAATGATGGGTGAATGTCATACCATATACTTGGAGGATTTAGGAAAGCTAGATACTCTTGAATTTAGAATGGCTAGGATTCTTGGCTTTAAGCGTAAGAGAAGCCCTGCTACTGGTGGAGATGGTGGTTATTATTATGGTAATTATGTCCTTAGTAATCATATATATGCGGAGAAAGATTAATGAAAAACATTAAAATTGAAAAAGAAGATATTGATCTAGCTAATAAAATGTCATCTAGTATGGGTGCTTTAAATAATTCAATAACAAAAGGAAGAGGAAATGTGATTGGGTTTTTAGGGGAAATTATCGTAGCAAAGGAACTGGGTATTACTTTAGATAATACATACGATTATGATTTAATATTTAACAATAAAAAGATAGATGTTAAAAGTAAGAAAGTTTCCTCAGCACCTAGAGATTATTATGAGTGCTCAGTAGCGGCATTAAACACAAGACAAAAGTGTGATTTATATGCGTTTACTAGAATAAAAAACGATTTATCAGAAGGGTGGATTCTTGGATGTCTAGAAAAAGAGAAATACCTATCGGATTCAAAGTTTTTAAAGAAAGGCAGTATAGATCCTGACAACAATTGGAAGGTTTTAACAGACTGTTATAATTTACCTATAAATAAATTAGAAACGGTAGATAAACTAATAAAGGAAAAATAAAATGAAAAGTACAGATACAGTAGTTAGCGACATATATCATATGATTGACACCAAGGAAATTCCTGAAGGTGTAGATGTCGAACAGATAGTCGAGTCATTTGGTGAGAAGTGTAAAGAAATGATGCGTAACAATATCACAGAGAGTAAGTTTGATAGACGTAAACTTCGTATGTCTAACATAGGTAAGAAGGATAGACAGTTGTGGTATTCTTATAATGGCTATAAAGGTGAGGAACTTATGCCCCACACTAGAATCAAGTTCCTCTATGGCCACTTGATTGAAGAGATGGTACTAGCCTTAACTAAACTTGCGGGCCACGCCGTAACAGACGAGCAGAAGCAAGCTGAAGTAGATGGTATTAAAGGATCTATGGACTGTAAGATTGATGGTGTATTGACAGATGTTAAGTCAGCGTCACCTTATGGCTTTAAGAAATTTAAAGACGGATCACTAATCAATGATGATCCATTTGGATACATAGATCAAATCAAAGGTTATGCCCATTCTGAGAATACAACAGATGTAGGTTGGTTAGTTATGGATAAGACCAACGGACACCTGACATATCTTAAGTATGATATGGCTGATGAATCTCAATGGTATTGGTCTAAGTTAAACTTCTTTTCTATAACTGAAAGAATTAAGAACATAAAGAGAGTAGTTAAATCTGAGAGCCCTCCTACGAGATGTTATGGACATATACCTGATGGTAAATCAGGGAATATGAAATTGCCTGTAGGTTGTAGTTATTGTGCTTACAAGCGTGAGTGTTGGAAAGACGCAGGACTAAGAACATTTATATATTCTACTGGTCCTAGATACCTAACTTATGTTGCTAGAGAACCTGATGTATTGGAGGTTGATGCTGATGGCATTAAAATTCAGAAGTAAGCTAGAAAAAGAATGCTCTGTGGCATTAGGGAGTGACTGGAAATACGAGCCTTGTCGAGTAGCCTATACTATTCGCAAGAACTACACCCCTGATTTTGTTAAAGGTAAGTTCTTTATTGAAGTCAAAGGGTTTTTTAGGAGCGGGGATAGACAGAAGTATAAATCAATTGCTGAACAGATGCGTTTTGAAGGCAAAGAGTTAATATTTCTAATGCCCCGCCCTGAAGCTAAGGTTGCTAAAGGTAATAAGATAACTTATACTCAATGGTGTAATAAGAATGACATTACTATATTTTCAACAAAACAGATAAAGGAGTTAAAAGAATGGACCAAGATAACATAAATCCTAACCATTATAAAAAGGGTAATATAGAATGTATAGATTTTATTCTAGACCAAGATATGGATTATCTTACCGCCAGTATTTGTAAATATTTATTTAGGTGGAGAGACAAGAATGGAGTTGAGGATTTAAAAAAGGCTCAATGGTTTTTAAATAAACTTATAGAGCACGAAGGGGGACAGTATGGCTCTAACTCTGAATGAACTTAAAGAGCTAATAATACAAGATGGAATAGACCCCTGTACTATTTGTGAGGTCTTAGATATAACAACTGAAGACTTACTACACGAGTTTGAAGATAAACTGATAGATAAACGAGAGGAGTTTGAAGACGATGATGATGATGACTATAGCGACTGAAAGTTTTATACTTTTAATATTAGCATTATTAATAATAGGTGCATTCTTATTATGGCAACACGGAAATAAATGTTATGACAGAGGTATAATGGATGCTGTACAAATGCACAGAGAAGGAAGACTACACTACAACACTTACTTAGATGACAATGGCGACAAAATGCTTAACATTGAAATCGACCCAATGGAGGACGAATGAACACATTACCAAATGATTACCAAAACTTTATAGCCTTAAGCAGATACGCAAGATGGCTACCTGAAAAGAAAAGAAGAGAGACTTGGAAAGAAACTGTCGCTCGCTACTTTGATTTTATGGAAACACACCTTATAGAAAATACTAAGTTAGGGGAAGTCACAGAAAAACTAGATCCAAAGACTAGGAAGATACTTGAGGATGCTGTGCTTAACTTAGAAGTAATGCCTAGTATGAGAGCTTTGATGACTGCAGGTCCTGCTCTAGCTAAGAATCACATAGCAGGTTATAACTGTGCTTATCTTAGCGTAGACCACCCTAAAGCATTTGATGAGTGTCTATTTGTCTTGATGCACGGCACAGGTGTAGGCTTTAGTGTTGAGCGTCAGTTCGTCAACAAACTACCTGAAGTACCTGCAGAAATGGTAGACGTTGAAGATGTGATAGTAGTACAGGATTCTAAAGAAGGATGGCAGTCTGCGTTCCGTAAGTTAATTACTTACTTGTATGATGGTGAGATGCCTAAGTGGGACTTTTCTAATGTCAGAGTTAAAGGTGCTAGACTTGCCACCTTTGGTGGTAGAGCCAGTGGTCCTGAGCCTTTACTTGATTTGTTTAACTTTTCTACTAACATCTTTAAGGAAGCAGGTGGTCGTAAGCTGACTAGCTACGAGTGCCATAGAATGATGTGTAAGATTGCAGAAGTAGTTGTAGTTGGTGGTGTACGTAGGTCAGCTCTTATGTCTCTATCTAATCTAACTGACGAGCGTATGCGTGGTGCTAAGTCTGGTCAGTGGTGGTCAGTCACACCTGAGATGGCACTGAGTAACAACAGTGTATGCTACACAGAGAAGCCTGACATTGGTATTTTTATGAAAGAATGGACATCCTTGTACGAGTCTAAGTCTGGTGAGCGTGGTATCTTTAATAGAGAGGCCGCAGTTAAGCAAGTAGCTAAGAATGGAAGACGTGATACTAACCACGACTTTGGATGTAATCCTTGTAGTGAAATACTACTGAGAGATGGGCAGTTCTGTAATCTAACCGAAGTAGTAGTAAGAGCAGAAGACACACAGAAGGATATACTTCGTAAGGTTAGACTAGCTACTATACTTGGTACATTTCAATCATCACTAACTAACTTTAAACGCTTGCGCCCTAAGTGGCTACACAATACAGAAGAAGAAGCATTACTTGGTGTATCTCTTACTGGTATTATGGATAATAGCTTTATGAACGGTAGCAATACAGATAGAGGACACTATGGTAAACGTAATCTACCTGACTTCTTATCTGACTTACGTAAAGAAACAGTAGCAACAAATAAACATTGGGCTGAACTAATGGGTATCAATCAATCTACTGCTACTACTGCTATTAAACCTAGTGGTACAGTCAGTCAGTTAGTTGATAGTGCTAGTGGTATACATACTAGACACAACGATTACTACCTACGTAGAGTTAGAGCAGATGCTAAAGACCCAATAGCACAGCTTATGGAAGACCAAGGCATACCTTGTGAAGCTGATGTAATGAAACCTAATAGTGTTAAGGTCTTTACCTTCCCTATGAAAGCACCTGAAGGAGCTATACTTAGGAATGACAGGACCGCTTTACAACAGCTAGAGCTATGGCTTACTTATCAAAGATACTATTGTGAGCATAAGCCTAGTGTGACTATAAGTGTTAGAGAGCACGAGTGGATGGAAGTAGGAGCGTGGGTATACAAACACTTTGATGAAGTTTCAGGTGTCTCTTTTTTACCACACTCTGATCACTCATACCAACAAGCACCATATGAAGACTGTACTAAAGCAGAGTACACAGAACTGGCTAAGAAGATGCCTAAGTCTGTTAACTGGGATTTAATTAGTGAGTATGAACTTACAGATATGACAGTAGGCACTAAGACATTAGCTTGTACTGGTAGTGTATGTGAGTTAGTTGACCTAGTAGAAGAAGAGAGGGATGTAGAATGAACTTATTAATAATAATACTAGTAGGCGTAGGGCTTGTGCTTGTTGACGACAGTCCTAAAGATTTATCAACAATAATTGAGGAGCAGTTAATCTGTAAACCTTTTGATTCTAATATGTGTGCGGGATGGAGAACAGAATGATAGAAACTATATTTATTATTTTAACAATTCAATTAATTATAATTAACTTAGGGGAATAATGTGAAAGGATATTCTTGGTTTAGTATTATACTTAGAGACATACTTATGTTTATATTAACAGCAACTACTGCAGGATGTATGGTGTATGTAGTTATTTGGTTAGAGGCTTTAAGGAAAGGATGGTTAGTATGAATGAATCAAAAGTTATAAAAGCACTTAACGGTTTGCAGTATAACTTTGAACCGATGAACGATAAGTTTTCTAGATATGATGCTTTTGATAAAGATCACGGTATTATGCTAGAAATTAAATGCAGGAATAAACACTACCCTGATACTATTATTGAAAAAATAAAGTATGATTGGAATAAAAAGTTTGCAGAAGAAAACAATTTTGAATTTTGGTATGCAGTATCTATGCCTGATGATTCAAGTGGTTCACCAGTAAACCAAATTGTTTATGTCTTTGACCCTGCTAATATGGAAAATGAAAAAGAAGGTTATGACTTTAAGTGGCACACAAAAAAACTCCCTCAGAACACAGAGTTCAAAGGGAGAAATTGGATTGACAAAGAAGTAGGGTATCTAAATATAGACGATGCCCTTATGTCTTTTACCGAAAGGACGAGCCATTAATTAACTTTTTTTATTATTTTTTTTAAAACTTCTTTAGGCACACCTTGACCACCAATCATATTTGCGGCTGTTTCGGTGTGTGTAAACATACCTTTTTTATATGCCTTGTCTACATCCATTCGAGTAACTCCTGCCCAGTTTGCTCCTAAATCATCTACAGAAAAACCTGCGGATCTTCCTTTGGTTCCTGCACCTATTTTTTGCCCGATACCATCTATTGCTTCTTTAAATAGGCCAACTCCTAAACTAGCCACAGGTCCTATTGTTCTTGACATTAGTTTTGAAGCTACATAATGCTGTACTAAATCTTGTTTAGCATCTGGATATTTAGTTAAGATAGCACGAACATTTTCACCTATTAATTTTTCTTGCGTATTTCCAATAACGTCACTAAACATTTTTTTTACGTTCATTACCAGCTATACCCCGCTTTAATTTCTTCAATTCTTCTTTCTACAGGGTCTGCAATCATATCTATTTCAGATAAACCACCAAACATAAATCCTGCTCCTGTCATACCCCACATTGTGTCTTGTAATTGATTAACCTCTACCCTACTAAAACCTAATCTTTTTTCAAGTTGATTTCTAGTTCCTGTATCTAAACGCCCTTTATTGTTCTTCCAAGCGTGTGCCATACGAGTTCTAAAATATTTACTATTAACAGCAGTCTCTACTAAACCAATACCTATAGAAGGTCCAAATGTTTTACTCTTTGTTAATCCTTCACCTAATCGTGCTACCATTAAGTTGTGTACTAAATGACTTTTTGGTCCTTCAGATGCTCCTCCCATTTTTTTAGCTAAATCTTCTATTGCTCCAAAATATTTTAAATTATCAGAAGAATCAAAAAGTTTTTTAAGTGTTTCTATTCCGGTAGGATTCTTTAAAAGTTTTGTTAATAGTTTTCCATTGTCTGCTAATAAATTTTCTGATACTCCTCTTTGTACACCTCCTTTTATCTGTCCTTTTATTTCAGGATTTTCAAAAAAATCTAGTTGTTTCATAAATTTATTATATTTAGCCCAAGACATTTTTCCTTCGGTTATGTCTATTATAAGCTGTCCTGCCGCACCATCTTCATTAGCAGCAGCTAATATTTTTTTACCCATAGGGTCATCTTCTAATTTTAACCAAGCCTGATAATCTTTTTTAGTTTTCATATAAGCTGCTCCATCAGCAGGGCTTGATCTATGTGCCGCAGCTTCTTCAGCAGATATTATTGTTTTTCTATATTCAAATAAAGTATCTGCGTCATTAGAATCATATCTTTTTGAAGTTCCTTTTTTTGCCGCATTAAATTCATTAGTAATAGCCTGTTTCATCTGCCTTAACCCTAAAGCAGGAGTCATTTGTCCGTTTTCAACCTTTGCCATTATTCTTTCTAAAATAGGAAGATTAGCAAGGCCGGGAACTTTTTTAGGTGTTTGCTCTACAAGAACTTGATTGCCATTTTTATCTATTTTATATTTTGGTTTAGGTATAGGACCATCAGTAGATTTTGTTAATCCTATGTAATTATCATAAAGTCTTCTTATAGAAGGTATCCCTATTTTTATATTGGCATTATTAAAACCATCATTAAATTTTAAATCAGTATCTTCTACAAGTTTTCTAATGCTTCCTGAAAGAGACACCGATCCTTCGGTCATTCCTCCTACAGTCCTTATAGAATCTCCAAGTTCTGAAACCGCTTGAGTTGTAGCGGCATTTTTACCACCACCTAATTTTTGAGTTCCTTTAGTTATTAATTGAACAGGGTGTGTTGCTAATCTTCCCATAGAACCAACAAGTTTACCTACAGGTTGTACTGCTAAAGGAATAACAGCACCTAAAGCACCAGACACTGCAGTTTGAACTGGATCAATATTTTCTCTTAAATCAGTTTGAACTTCTAATCCCTGTCTTTCTAAGTCTGAACCTGCTGATAAAACTGCTCCAGTAGCGGCAATTGATTTTTTAGGACCTAAAAATTTCTTAAGTGCGTTTAATCCTACAAATTTTGATCCTAAAACTTTAGCGGCTACTCCTGCTCCTCCAGAAACTGCTAAATCTACTCCAACTCCTGTAAGAACCCCTTTAGCTTGTTCACCAAAACCCCTAGATCCATCACCAGTTGCGGCAGTGTTTATATAAGTATTTAACCTAACTCTCATATTATTTTTTGCTTTTTCATCAGCAAAAGGAAGTTTAGCTAACTCAACTCCCCCAGCAACAATAGATCCATCTAATAAATTAAAATATTCAAAATCTTTTTCTATTAACTCAGTTATGGACATTTCTTTCTGATCGTCAAAATCTACATCGTTTTCTAAAAAATAATTATCTTTTAAACCCTCAACATAATTTGCTTTGTAAGGCAACTCTTCAAAAGAATAAGCTAATACACCCTTTAAAAGATCACTAACTTTAGTAGCATTTAATAAAGAATTTTCAATAGATTCTTTAGAAGCGCCCTCTATTTTGCTTTCCATCATAAATTGATTTAGAAGAACGCCGGCTTTTAACCTTTGTTCGTTCCTTAGTTTATAATTTTTTGATTTTTCTTTGTTGCTTAATTCCGCCATTTTACTCGGCTCCTAGGTTTAAAGCTGCCTCTAATTCTTCTAATTGATCTTCAGTAGTTTGTATTACAAGTGCTTTTTCTTCTATTATTTGTGAATCAGGAATTTCTAAACCTGCAGCAATTTCAGATGAAGTAGGAAGTTTAATTTTATTTTCTTCTTTGTTAGACCACTCTTCAAGATATGTGCCCCATTGTGCTTGAGTTGGAGTTCTTCCAGCCTTTCTTTCACGTGCTGACCATCTAGCCATTTCAGCACCTTTGTTTTTTCTATATGTTGCGTATGCTCTAGCTGTTCTTATAATAAGATCATTACCAACCTTAGTCTTTTTAAGTCCTGCCGTAGCATCTTTAAAAGCCTGAAATTCTGTATCTGAAATAGCACCTTTAGTTTGAGCAATATAACCTAATGCCATATCCATAGCATTAGAAGCAAACAATTCTCGTTTACCAGCCATTGTTTTATCAACACCAAAGAAATCTGCAATTCTAGCTACAGGAGTAGCAATAGCTTCTGATCCAAAACCAGTGTATATCTGAGGAAGAATGGCTAACATTTGATCAAATTGAGCTATATCATCAACTGCTGTTGAAGCTACACCTAATTGAATACTAAGATCATCTGCCAAATTAATAGCAGAGGCTTTATCAAATTCATTTAATCTTTTGTAATTTAAAGAATGAGCATAAGAATCTGTACGACATTTACTTGCAACTGATGTATCAGGATCATCTAGGTTACAATTAATAATATAAGCTGAAGTTTCTAAAGTTTGTCCTAAAGTTGAAGTAGTTCCAGACTCAGCACTTATTTTATTTGCCTCTGCGTTCATTGTAGTTGAATCTGCATTTTGTTTATTTACTGCATTGTCAGCTAAAGTATTTGCTAGATCAGTGCCTCTTTTTTCAAAGACTATGGCAAGTTCTGTCAGGCCGCCTTCAACAGCTAATTGAGACATTTTATAAAGACTTTTAGGATCGTTTTTATTCAAATTTTTAGTTTGATCCATAATACTTTGAATAGTTTCTTGTTTTTGCTCTGTTCTTGTTTTCATACCCGCCATACCAGCAAGTCCTTGCATAAGCATACCACCACCTAAACCTGCAACGTAAGCTCCCGCTTCTCCTCTTCCTAACTTGGCAACTTCTAATGCCCTGTTTCTCATTTGTGCATTTTGAGCAGAAGCTACGTCTCCCGCACTTCCAAAAATACCTAACATATTTTCTGTACTTTCTGCCATAATTATTCCTTTATATTATTAATATCCATCCATAGAATTCATAAACATAGAATCATAACGATTACCATAGGTACCCATTCCATTTGCTTTTCCGCTATTTCCCAGTTTAGAAAAGAGCCCTTTCCAATCAAATTTTTGACCTTGTTCCATAATACCAGCAGTTCCAGAGTTTCTTTGTTTTGTATAGTCTTGACCAGCCTCTCTTATGCCTTGCATATTAGCGTCTCCATTTAACCCTTGCCCTATCAACATACCTAATTGAGCTTGAGGAGTTAACATACCTGCAACATTTTGAGCAGCAGCTCCAAATCCTTGGCTCTCTTGACCTAACATTTGTCTATAAGCCATACCGGTATTCATAGCTTGCATCTGACCACCAAGTCTATCTTTGCTTATAGCACCTTCAGTAGCAAGATTGTCGTAATATCCTTGAGTTCCGCCCATTCTTCCAGAAGCTAATGCTGATTCTTGACCTTGCATTCTAGATTGAGAGTAAGCATCTGCATTCATCTCTTCAAATCTTCTGAACTGTTCTTGTTCCATTTTATAAGGGTCACCCATCATACCTTGAAGTTCTTGGTTTGCCATAGATGAAGTACCCATAAAGCCATCCATCATTGCTTGATATTCAGGAGATAAAGATTGAATCATTTTTTTAGTTTCAGGGTCAAAACTTACACTTCCTCCCGGACCTTCACTACCCCAAGGCATAGATCTTTTATATGCCAGTTCTTGTTGTCGTTCTTGATATTCTCTATTTTTTGCGGCTTCTTTACTTGCTTGACGTTTGCCCCATAGACCCATTCCTACTTGTGCTATCTGTCCCCACATTTTTTTTATCTCCTAATTAAACTGCTGTTATTGTAAATCCGTTTTCTTTTATTGCTGTTCCTGCCGCACCACCTGCCCCGCCTACGCTACCACCACTATTAGTATTAGCACCTGCTGAACCTGCTGCTCCGGGAACCCCGCCTGCGCCGCCAACGCCACCATCAGCACCATCATCTACTGTGCGAGAACCACCACCACCGACAGAATTTAGGTCTGCATTACCACCAGAACCTGCGCCAGCTCCTCCAGAAGCTCCTGAGCCAAAACAGACACCTCCGCCACCTCCACCACCAGAACCAAAAGTATTTTCATTTCTAAAACCACCGTGATAATTTTGACCGCCTGAACCCCCTCCGCCACCTCCGCCACCGCCAAGAACGTGGGCAAAGCTACCAGAATTGTTGTTATCAACAGTAACATCTTTTTCTAAAAACAAACCAATGCCTCCCGGACTACCTGCGTGACCATTATTAAAACCACGATTACCTGCACCACCGTCACCACCGGCACCTCTAATTTGACCATCATTAAAAATTAATTTTAAAATGCCTTCAATTTTAGTACCTGTTCTAAAAGCAGGAATGCTAGTGTCTGCGGAATAAATAAAAGTATCACCATCAATAATTACATCAACATCACCTAAAAAAGCAACTCCATTATTAGCGGTTAATAAAGGATGCGTATCTAAATTTATATTTTCTGCATTTTGGTCAAGAGTAACTACAGTTTTTATTTTAAAAAATGTCTTCCAAACTCCGTTATCATTAACTTGTCCTTTACCAATCTTTGTCCAAGCACCACCTAATTTTGTTTCTAAACCGACAACAGTTTTATATACACCTGCATTTTTAATTTTTGTTAATGGAGCAGTCATATTAAGGAGCTACTTTATAATGTATATCACCATTAGCGCCACCACTAGCATCACTTGTACTTACTGTTCTCATTCCAGAACCATTAGTACGAAGAGCTTCTCTAGCGGTTACAAATGTATTTATCCAATTTGTACTAGGTACTTTGCTTGTATTATCAGTAGCAGAAGTAGGTTTTAAAACACTAAATCCTTCTGAAGCATCTCCATTAATATCTGCTTTAGTTAGTATTGAGTTTTCTATTGCACTAAATTCTGTATGAAACTCAGCACCGCTTATTATTTTATTTACGTCTGTGTCAGCTAAAGAATCTTTTCCAGACCATCCTATAACTTTTGCATAATTTGCCATTATCTTATTTTCCCTTGTTTGTGTAAAAGTGTCATATTTTGTAATGATGTAGAATAACCATTACTTATTATTTCAATAGAAATTTTCAGGTATTTTGCTGAACCCACTAATGGAGTCCTATATTCTTTTAATCCGTATACTGGTGCAAAAGTAGCATTTCTAATGTGATTAGCTGCAAGGTGTGTATGACTTACAACTGTTCCATTACCAATACTTTGAGTATTTGCAGCCGCTTTAAATACAGAGCCTACTATATAAGTAACACCGCTTGTACCAGCAAGAGTATTCCATTGAGCTTGTGAAGTAGTACCAAGACTAGCAATAGCATAATAACTTCCAACAACAAGAGAGCCTACTGTAAGAGTTGTTACTGTATGCGCTCCATATAATGTACTAGCAGGCTGAACTATAGGAACGGGTCCTGTTCCCGGACTTTTTCCCCATAAGTCAGAAAACCCAATAGTTCTAGGATTCAAAATAAAAGCTGTTGTTTTAGAAGCTGTAATACTAAAATCTTTGTACCACTTTAAAAACAAAGTAGAACCAGAGCCTCCTTCTAAAGTCATAAACAATCTTTTTAATAAAGAAGCCGCTACAGATTCTCCTAAATCTAACCATACTGTAGCAAAAGAACTTGTATAAGAAGAATTAGTTTGTACAACAGAATTATTAGTTGAGTCAAAAGATGCAGTTGTATCAAAATAACCTACATATTCTGCAATGCCTCCATCTTCTTGTCCTACTAACATACCATACAATTCAGTATAGGCTATACTTACTGGTTGTTTTTTGTCAGCAAAATTCCAAGTTGTAATTCTAGGTGCTCCATTAGGAGTTAAGTGTTTAAAATCAAAGAT